TCGGCAACTACGTGAAGCTCGGCGCTCGGCGGTTTGTCTGCGCCGGGCGAGACCGTCGCGGCTACGAGTTCTTCGCCGCCTACGACGCCAACCGCGCACAATGGAGAGTGTTCGCCGGTTGCCGGGATTTCAGATTCAAAGAAGCCGTGGCACACTGGGCCAGCAACCCCGAAGCACTGGCGAAAGTGCGCTACCTCGCCGCAGAGATCGAAAGGATCGGCTGACATGACCCGGCTTGAACGCCTGACCATCCTGCGCATCTTCGACAACCTGCGCGATCTGGGCTGGCTGCCCTACGAAACGCAGTCGGACGTCTACGATCGCACCGAGCAGGAGACCACGCCCGACGCGCTGGCCGTGCTCCCGCATCTGGAGGCCACGGGCGATGCGCTGGTCTACGTGCGAAAGGAAAACCGCACACGTTAGCTGCGCTTCATCCTGGGTAACGACGGGTGGGACGTGCTCAGCGATCACAGCCTGCCGCATGGCGAAGATCTCGACAGCCCGTTCTGCAAGGCGACGGACGAAGCGGGGGATTGGGCCTGCACCTACAAAGAGGTTTGCCGATGAGCCGGCGTCAGCTTGACCGCTTGGTCGTCCCGGTGTACGATCAAGCGGAGATCGAAGCTCGTATCGTTCGAATGGCCGAGCTGTTGGCAGAAGGGGTCGCCTACGATGACGCATGTGGGGTTCTGGCACGAGAATATGGGCGGCCGTCCGAGGGGCGAGCGCTGGGATCGCGAGACGGGCGTATCCGAGCCGATCTCGTTGCCCGAGCCCGCGCAGCCTCATGATCCGCTTGGCGCCGCGGCTGCGGAGTATTGCCGGCTGCGGCATGAGGACACCGACGAAGTCGGGGCTTGCCAAGGCAACGGTGAGTGCCGGGTTTGCCGCGAGACTGTCGCGGCTATCGTCCGCGCCTATCAAACGACGGCGCTGACAAGGGGAGAATGACGATGGCGACCTACGGAGAGTTCAACGTCGAAACGCTCAAGTTCCAACTGGATGCGCTCAGCAATACGCTGGTCAGTCGGACGTTCGAATTGACCGCGCTGCGCCGCGAGAACGCCGTCCTGCGCAAGGCGGCCAGCAAGCGCGAGCTGACCTACGAGGACGCGTTCGACTACGTGGTCTGGGTGCCGCACGAGGAAGGCACGAGCATCGCCACGTGGAACCTCGCGGAGCTTCTGCGGGAGTTCAACCGCGTCAAGAAGGCCAACCACGAGCAGGGCCTCACGATCGACGATCTGCGCCGCAAGAACACCGCCTTGCAGGGCGAGCTGGAGCTGACCAAGCAGGCGGCGGCGTTCCAGAAAGGCTACATCGACGGTATGACCAAACGCCTCGCTAAGCTGGAGGCCGAGCTGAAGATGGCCAAGCCCGGCTTCACCATCAAGCGCGCCGACTTCGGGAAGTACACCGTCGAGCTTTCGCCGGGAGAGCGAAGCTGTATAACGTTTGGCGAGCGTTCGATGGTCGAGATCCTCCTAGCGCAGAAGATCAAGCTCGACAAGCTGATCGAGCGCGCCGAGGAACTGCGAGAGCGCATGGATAAGATCGGCGCCCTGGCCGACCTCGATCAAGAGACCGACAAGGAGTGACTTGACGATGTCGAGCGACCCTGCTAGCTTGGAGACCTACCGCGCCGAAGTGCTCGCCGCTTCGGTGAAGATCCTGGGGTCGCTCGGCATTGTCACCAGCTTCCCTACCACCCACGATCCAGCCGACATTGTCCTCGACACGCTGGAGCGGATCGCAACCTCAGTCGGGGACGCAAACTCGGGGAGTACCCAATCATGATCCGACTGCTCGCTTTCGCCATGACCGCCCTGTTCGTCACCCTCGGCGCCGCCAACGCCCGCGTGGGCAACGAGCGCCCCAGCAACGATCGCCCGTCGGCGCCGTCGGCCCCGGTCGACCCGGCTTCGTTCGCCGGCCCGGCCGATCGCGACACCTCGGCGACGCGGACCAACTACGCGTTCGTCGAGGACGGCAGCACGCACCGCAAGGTCGTCTCGGACTTCTGCTACAACTGGCGCAGCGATCGCTACTGCGTCAAGAACTGAGGGGCTGAGCCCCGCAGCGGCTGCCTGACCGTCTCAGGCACTTCCGTCGGAGAGGGTTCCCACCATCCAGCGCTAGACCTCATCCTTCCCGTTCCGCACAAGGGGCGTCGTGAGCAATCGCGGCGCCCCTTTCCCGTTTGGGAGGTGTCGGCACTTAGGCGGATCTGCCGACGTTTCAGTTCTTCCACTTCCAGCGCCGCGTGGCCGGATCGTAGCACGCATGGGCCTTGGTGCCCTTCTTCTCGCGCAGTTCCACGAGCTGACGGTTCTCCAGCGTCTTCGACGAGACCTCGATCTCATCGCGCGCCGCCACCATCTGCGACAGCTCCTTCGTCGTCCACGCCTTCGCCGGGTTGGACTGGAGCACCGCCGCGACAGCCGTGTCGAGCACCAGCGTCGTCGCAACCTCAGCCACGGCCGATCGCACGCTCTCAGGCGCGCGCGCACTCTCCTTCGCCGGCACGGCCACGAGGCTGTCCATCTTGCGCCCGCCCAGGACCAAGTCGACCTTCTCCATCGCGATCATCTTGGGCTTGTCCCATTCGGTCGCGTCCTTCTGTTTGAACATGGACAGCGCAACCGTCATCTCCTTCTCGGCACGCTCCGTGACGAGCACGGTGTCGGCATCGGCCGGGAACACGCTGGAGCCTCGCGCACGGTTGCTCTCGTGCCCTGTGTGATGCAGCGCGAGGACCGTGCAGCCAAGCTCGCGCTGGAGGGTCTCGACCATCTTGGTGAAGGCGCTCGCGTACTCCTGCGCGTTCTCGTTCACGCCCTGCATGGCCCTGCCCACGGTATCGATCACGACCAGCTTGTACCCGCTCTCGCTCATCGCCAGCGCGCCGTCGAGGTAGGGGTTAAGGTCCTCCTGGATCAGCGGCACGGGATCGGCGAGCACCAACCCGTCGGCGTGCTTGCCTTTCCAGTAGCGCTTTTCCCACGCCATCACGCGCTTGCGAAACTCAGGCCGGCCCTCGCCGACCGAGAACAGCACAGGCCCCGCCGCGCCGATCTTGGGCCAGTTCCCGTCCCACGGGAAGTTGACGCCGGTCGCGATCGACAGCGCGATGTCGAGGGCGAGGAAGGTCTTGAACGTGCCGCTGGCGCCCACCAAGAGTGCGTAAGCGCCGCTCGGCAGAAGATCGGGGATCAACCACTCGGGCGGGCTAATGGACTCCATGCCCTCGCGGTCGACAAAGCGGAAGCGCCCCGCCGTCATCTCGCGACCCGCCACGAGATCGCTGAGGACCGGCTTGAAAAGGCTCCTGCCCTTGGCCACGCGATAGGCGGGCGTCAGGTTGCCGGGCGGGCTGGTGTTGTAGCTGTAGCCGTTGCGCACCTTCGTTTCGAGGTGGTCGACTTGATCCGGGGACCACGGCGGCACGCACCGCGGGTTCCAGTGCTCCCACATGAGATCGAAGGCAAGCTCCTGGCTGATACCGAAGCTCTTCATGTGCGCGGCGGTGGCGTAGGCCATGTGATCGCCGCCGTGGCCCGCGACCGCGACCTTCGCCTTGGTCTTCAGCCACTCGACGGCAAGGCCGATGTTCTCTGGGAGGTCCGGCTCGATCAGCCACGTGTCGCGGTCGCGGTGCTTCTCGCGCGCAACGCTGGCCATGCGCACCATCTCATCGGTGCGGTAGGCGGGCTTGCCGTTGCTCTCCCAGGTATAGGCGCCGTCAGCCGTGCGCGAGGGCGCCAACAGCACGTAGCTGTGGAAGCTCCTGACGTCTACGTGTTCAGCAACCTTGCTAGCGCTTGGTGGTACGCGCTCCCCATCAGCGAGTGCATAGAAGAGGTGCTCTCCGCCGCGCGGAGTTCGCGCGCGTAGCAGAGTAGGAGGAAGCCCATCAACGGCGCGAGCAAGCGCTTCGCGATCGGCGCCGGGATCAAGGTCGAGCACCATAAGACCAGCCGAGCCGACGTCCAGCCCGATGTTGGCCTTGGGCCACTCGCGCCACCACTTCTTGATCTGTTCGGGATTGGAGGACGCATCCAGAACTCCATGCTGCGTGTAAGGGGTCTTATCAGACCTACAAGGGAACACGGCCCAGCCGCGCTCGCTGGCGTAGGCGAGTGCGGCCTCCAGCAGAGACGTCATGATTTCCCCGACGAGTTGACAGTTCGCTCCTATGCTGGCACGAGGCGGCCGGAATTGCAAGCGTTTGACTTTCGTGGTCTCTCGTGATACCATACGTGCCTTCCCTCGTAGGAGGCTTCAATGCTCCGTGCCCTCGCGTTCGCCGTCACCCTGGCCGTGGGGGTAGCTTCTTCGCTGGGCGTCAGAGCGCAGGAGTGCGAGCGCGTCCAGACGGTGGTCTCCAATACTGCGACCCAGATCCCCAGCCTCAGCGTGCGCGCGTTCAGCGGCAGCGAGGCGCAGACGATCGTCGCGCTCTGGAACGCGGCCGAACCTGTCAGTGACGACAAGGCCGACGTCGTCGTGCTGATGTTCTCGCCGGCCATTCCCGCCTATGTCGGCGTGATCCTCGCCGAAGCGAACGGCTGCGTCGTGGCCAAGGGGTCGCTGCCGATGGACCAGATCCAGGGCCTCCGGCTCTCCGCCGTTCGCGGCGCTTGACACAAGCACTCGCCCTGAGATACCTTGGGGCATGGTGAACGCCGACCCGACCGACGAGGCGTGACAGCTCGGAGAGACGGCGACAATCCAACCCTCGGGGAGACCATCATGAAGTCCAGCGAGACTGCGGAAGAGCGCGCCGATCGCGTCGAGAGCGTGAAGCGGAAGTTCGCCGACGAGGGCAAGGCCCTCAAGGCGAAGGGCAAGAAGAAACTCAAGGGCAAGACCAACGTCGCCGTCGTGAAGAAGGGCGACGAGCCCAAGCTGTCGGTCGAGCAGGCCGAGAAGAAGCTCACGCCGATCGCCAACGAGATCAACGTCCGGTTCGAGAAGGTGGCGAAGCTCGACGGGCAGGCGGACGATCATCGGCTCGCGGCGGCGCTGCGGCTGAGCGAGGCCAAGTCCATCTGCGCGGCGTCGGGCGTCCGCTTCAAGGAGTGGGCCGCAGCCAACATCAAGGAGCAGTCCTGGGAGACCGTGCGCAAGCTCGCGAGCGTCGGTGGCGCCCCGAACCCGCAGATCGCCCTGGAGGACATGCGCGGCAAGAACCGCGAGGCCAATCGGCAGCTCCGCGAAAAGAAGAAGACCCGCGAGCTGGCCAACAAGGTGTTCGGCCCGGCCGAGGCGCTGCTGGCGGCCAAGCCCGACGAAGCGCTGAAGGCGACGCGCGCGTTCGCCGCGGACAACGGCATGGAGCTGCTCAGCAAGACCGAGGTCAAGGAGCTGAAGCAGAAGGCCAAGTCGGCCGAGATGAAGACCGAGGAGCCGCTCACGCTCGAAGGGCTCAAGACGGCCTTCGGCGCCCTGTCGGCCAAGGACAAGATGGAGTTCGTCCATTGGTCGGCGGGCGAGGTCGGCGGGCGCTTCGTCTCGGCGCTGGAGCCGTCGCCGGGCGACGCGCAGGAGACGTCGAGCGACGACCCGCTCCACATCCCGCCGAGCCTGCGGCGCACGCGCAAGACCTGACGCGCTACCTGGGGGAGGGCTCGGGGTTGGCCCTCCCTCTTCCTTCATCGCTGGGGAACAATCATGGACTTCGCGTTCGGGCTTGTCGTGGGCGCCGGCCGGCCAGCCGCATCGCTTTGCGGGCGCAGCACGATGAGCACGTCCATGAAGAACAGCCAATGGGGGTTCGTCCCTGGACACATGCCGACTAGCTACTGCGTCAAGTGCGAGGCGGCGGCGAAGGAGATCGAGGGTGGGTGACTACCAAGTCGAGCGCAGCCGTGCGGTCGAGCCGCTCTTCTACCGTGCCCCGGCGCCGCCGAACATGAAGCCGATGCAGTACCAGCTCGCGGGGGTCGAGTACGGTCTGGAGCGGCGGCATCATCTGTTCGGCGATGCGCCGGGGCTGGGCAAGACGGCCGAGTGCATCCTGCTCGGCAACGCGATCGAGGCGAAGCACACGCTCGTCGTCTGCCCGGCCAGCCTTCGGCTGAACTGGGAGCGCGAGATCTGGGCGTGGTCGACGATCCCCAACGTCTCGACCTATCCTGTGCTGAAGTCGAGTGACGGCGTGAGCCTCGACGCCAACTACGTCATCATCTCCTACGCGCTGCTGGCCAACCAGTCGATCCTCGACGCGATCCTTGACGTGCGGTGGGATCACGTGATCCTCGACGAGGCGCACGCGATCAAGGACCCGAAGGGCAACACGCGCACGCGAGCGATCTGCGCACCGGATTGCATCCCATCAGTGGCCGGGCGCATCACGCTCGCATCGGGGACCATACTTCCTAATCAGCCACTGGAGGTTTATAACGCTGCCCGGCTTCTCAACTGGGACGCGATCGACCGCATGAGCCTTGACGCCTTCCGCGAGCACTACTACGACCTGGGTGGCGGCATGGTGCGCGGCCCGGTCTACGACCCCAAGCTACAGGCGTGGTCGAACAAGCTGCACTGGTCGGACAAGGTGCGCAACGTACCGCGGAACCTCGACGAGCTTCAGCATCGGCTGCGCAAGCACATCATGGTGCGTCGGCTGAAGGAGCAGGTTCTGCACGAGCTGCCGCCGAAGCAATGGCACACCTTCCCGCTGGAGGTGACGAGCGAAATGCGGCGGGCGCTGAAGCACCCCGGCTGGGCCATCGCCTCGCGTCTCTACGAGATGGACCCCGACGCATTCAACGATGGGCTGCCTGTCGACGGTGCCATCTCGACGGCGCGCAAGATGCTGGGCGAGGCGAAGATGCCGAGCGTGGCTGCGTACATCGAGGATCTGATTGACGGCGGCGTGGACAAGCTCGTCGTGACGGCGTGGCACACGAGTGTGCTCGCATTTTTACGAGACAAGCTGAGTAAATATGGGCTGGTCTACATGGACGGCTCGACGAGCGCTGCGAAGAAGCAGCTCGCGGTCGACCAGTTCCAGTCGCGCGACGACATCAAGATCATCCTCGGGCAGACGGCAGTCATCGGCGAGGGCTGGACGCTCACCCGCGCCCAGGACGTCGTGTTGGCCGAGCCCGACTGGGTGCCGGGACGCAACGACCAAGCCCTCGATCGCATTCATCGCAAGGGGCAAACAGGCGACCGCGTGATCGGCCACATTCCTGTGGTGCCGGGCACGCTCGACGAGCGCGTGATGGCGACGGCGATCCGCAAGGACGTCGCGATCTATCAGGCGCTTGACCACAAGCACTCGATCTGATACCTTGAAACTCTAACCTCACGAAAGGGGACCAAATGTCCAAGAAGTTCGTCGCCATCCTGGACGACGAGGATGCCGATCTGCTGAAGAGCTTTCAGCGCATCTTCGTTTCCATGAAGATCGAAGCGGGCGAGGAGCCGGCGGCTCCGACTGCCGAAGAGCCGCGCCGTGGCCGTCGTACCCGCACCGAGGAGCCGGAGGCTCCGGCTGCCGAGGACCCTCCGACGACCCGTCGGCGCCGTGCCGGTGCGGATGCCGGCTCGTCCTCGACGGAGCGTGCATCGGATGCTGGCGACAGCGCTGGCCCGCGCCGCAGCCGTCGTTCGGCTGAGCCCGAGCCCGCTGCCGAGGAGCCGCGCCGCCGTCGCCGCGTCGAAGAGCCGAAGGACGATCGCATCACCGACGCCGACCTGACGAAGGCCGCGTCCCAGGCGGGCGAGAAGCTGACGCCGAAGCTGGTGATGCGGATCATCAAGGAGGACTACGGCGTCGAGACGGTCAACGAGATCCCGCAGGACAAGCGCCGGGAGTTCCTCGACACGCTGAAGTACGAGATGGAGGGCTGACCGATGCGCGGCGCCACGGTTTCCCGCCTCCTCGGCTCGATGATCAGTCTGGTGACGGGCAAGGCAGCGATCGACGCGCGGTTGCGCACCAGTCGCGAGGCCGCCCCGATCCACGTGGCCATCGGTCGCCGCTTCGAGGAGCACTCGAACGGCAAGGTCGTCCAGGTCATTCGCGTGTTCGACACGCGCTGGGTCAAGCCGAAGGAGCGGCGCAAGGGGAAGCCGTGGCGCCACAACGAGGGCACCAACCTGATGAAGCGTTTCCTCGTGTTCAAGGCGGAGCAGGAAGCTTACGACAGGGGAGGTTGAGGCGGCTCCTTGCCGGGAGCGCGCTACACTGCGCCGGCCAGTGGCCTCGAAGCCGGCACCTTTTCAATCGGGGATGACCATGCCACTTGATGACGCGCCCGTTGGCCACAGCCCGCTCGGCGGCTCGGCCACGCATCGGTTCATGAAGTGCCCCGGCTCGGTCACGCTGAGCCGGGGCACCGAGGACGACGAGAGCGAGCACGCTGCCCGCGGGACGGCTGCGCACAAGCTGGGCGAGCTTTGCCTGATCACGGTGCGCGACGCCTGGACGTTCATCGGCGAGGAGATCGCTGAGGGTTTCAAGGTCGACAAGGACATGGCCGACGCTGTTCAGGTCTACGTCGACTGGATCAGGAAGGAGTTCGGGCGTCACCTCGCCAACACCGAGAGTACGCTGATCGAGCATCACTTCCACTGCCCCACGCTCCACCCGCTGTACTACGGTTCGCTCGACTTCGGGCGCATCAATCTGGTGAAGCGTGAGCTGACGATCGTCGACTACAAGCATGGGATGGGTGTCGTCGTCGAGGTGCCGTGGAACCCGCAGTGCCTCTACTATGCCGGCGGGATCATGGAGAAGTTCGATCTCTGGCAGCTCGTCGATACCGTTCGCATCGTGATCGCCCAGCCCCGCGGCTGGCACTACGCTGGCCCGGTTCGCGAGTGGACGATCTCGACGAAGGATCTCGACGGCTGGCTCGTCGACACGCTGCTGCCGGCGATGGACCGCGCGATGGTGTCGAATGAGACGGTCAGCGGAGAGCACTGCCGCTTCTGCCCGGCTCGCTTCCGTGCCTGCCCCCAACTCAAGAAGGACGTCGAGGAGTTCATGGCCATGGCCGACAAGATCAAGGCGGCTTCCAACATCGACCCGTCGGCGAAGATCGCTGACAAGGCCGAGGCCGCGGTGAAGGGCGCCAACGAGCTGACCAACGCGGAAGTCGAGCGCTATCTGGAGCTGGAGGCGGTCATGAAGATCGTCTCGGCGGCGGTGAAGAAGACCGCGTTCAACCGTCTCCAGCACGGCGCCACCTTCGAGAAGTGGAAGCTCGGGCCGGCCAAGGTCAACCGCGAATGGAAGCCCGAGGCTGAGGCTGCGCTCATCAAGGAGTACGGCGCTGAAGCCTGGAAGCCGTCGGAGCTGAAATCGCCGGCCGAGATCGAGACGCTGCCGAGGGGCAAGGATCTCGCGGCGCGCTACGCGTTCAAGCCCGAGGCCGGGCTTACCCTCGTGCCGATGAGCGACGCCCGACCGGCCGTCAATCGCGACACCAAGTCCCTGTTCCAGCCGGTCAAGAAGTCCCGCAATTAGGCAATCCACGAAGGAGGACTGAACATGGCGAAGGCGAACGATGCGAAGAAGGAGAAGAAGGTGATCCTGCTCCCGGAGGGGCGGCTGATCAACCACGCTCTCTTCGAGCGCGACATCTACAAGGACCCGAGCGGACGTGGGCGCGACGGCGATCCGATGTACAAGATCGAGATGGCCTACGAGCCCAAGGACGTGCAGGGCGAGGGCACGATCGAAGACGACCTGCTCCAGGCGGCGCTCGACGAGTGGGGCGACACGAAGAAGATCGAAGACGAGTTCTTCGACGGCACGATCCGCACGCCGTTCCTCGACGGCAACAAGCTCGCGGCCAAGCGCGAGGAGAAGGGCAAGCAGGGCGACGCCTACAAGGGCAAGCTCGTGGTCCGCTGCAACACGAAGTTCAACAAGGACGGGATCGACGGCCCTGGCGGGGTCGCGGTCTACAACGAGAACGTCGATCTCATCGGGCTGGCCCAGAACAACACGGCCGAGATCTACCCCGGCTGCTACGGTATCCTGGCCGTCACGATCTCGGCCGGGCGCGACGTCGGCTCGGACGACAAGCACGTCAAGTTCTGGTTCGTGTCGTTCCAGAAGACGCGTGACGGCGAGAAGCTCGCGGCATCGCGTGATGCCTCGAAGCTCTTCAAGCCGGTCGGGCGTGCTCCGGGGGCCGAGGCGGGCGACGGGGAGCGTCGGCGCCGTCGAGGCTGAACGAGATTGAGGCGGAAGCGAACCTTGCGGCAGCCCGGCGTAACGTTGCAATCGCCAACGGTCGGGGTTTCAAGGTGAGTGGGTCCTAACACTGCGCCGGCCAGCGGCCTCGAAGCCGGCACCTTCTTCAAGCGGGAGAGCGAGATGGCGGGCCGACCCAAGTTCCCAGTCAAGCACCGGACCATGAACGTCTATCTCCCCAACGACTTGCACGATCGTCTGGCGAAGCAGGCGCACAAGCTGCGCAAGTCGCGCTCGGCCCTGATCCGCGCCTACGTGTCGTCGTGCCTTCAGGATGCGGAGCGCACGGACGCCATCAAGGCGAAGCAGGACAAGGTCTACGGGGTCTGACGTGCCGGTCACGATCGACTTCGAGACGAAGAGCTACGCCGATCTCGGCGAGACGGGAGCCTGGGCCTATTCCGAGGACCCTTCGACCGAGATCATCTGCATGGCCTACGGCATCGACAACCAGCCGATCCAGGACTGGTGGCCGGGGAAGCACGACAGCAATAGGTGCCCTGAAGACCTCTACATGATGATCATGCTGGGCGACGAGGTTGAGGCGCACAACGTCTCCTTCGAGTACGCCATCTGGCGCAACATCATGGTCAAGCGCTACGGCTGGGTCGAGATCCTCGACCATCAGTGGCGCGACACCATGGCCGTCGCCGCCTACTACGCCCTGCCCCACGATCTCGACAAGCTGGCCAACGTGCTCGGCTACGAGGGCAAGGACCCGGAGGGCGGGCGCCTCATCACCAGATACTCCAAGCTCTACCTCAAGACCGCCAAGAAGGTCATCCCACCCGAGGACTTCCAGAAGTTCGTGAACTACTGCCGCAAGGACGTGGCGATCGAGCAATCGGTCTCGGATTTCCTGGGGGATCTGCCCGAGCGCGAGCTGCCGATCTTCCAGCTCGATCTTCGCGCCAACGCGCGTGGGCTCAAGCTCGACAAGGCTGGCATCGCCGCGGCGGCCGACGTCATAGAGCAGGTGGCGGTCGAGCTGAAGGCGGAGTTCCGCGAGCTGACCGGGCTCAACCCGACCCAGCTCCCCAAGGTCAAGGCGTGGCTGGAGCAGAATGGCGTCGATCTTCCTGACATGACGGCCGACACTCTGGAGGCTGCGTTGTCCGAAGAGGGGCGTGTGCCGCAGGGGCCAGCGCGGCGGGCCATGAAGATCCGCCTGGAACTGAACAAGGCGTCGACCACGAAGCTCGACAAGATGATCTCGCAGCTCGGGTCGGATGGCCGGGCTCGGTTCCAGACGCGCTATCATGGTACGAACACCGGGCGCAATACGGGCGCGGGCTTCCAACCCTTGAACCTCGTGCGCTCGTGGGAGAAGATGGACCCCGGCCAGCTCGTGCGCGACATCATGTACCGCGACCCGACTTGGCTGCGTTGCCTCTACGGCAGCCCAACCGAGGCGGTCAGTCGAGCACTGCGCTACTTCATCCAGCCCGAGAAGGGCAAGCGCATCATGGCACTAGACTACGTGTCGATCGAAGCCGTCGTACTCGCGTGCGCGGCGGGCGAGGAGTGGAAGGTCGACGCCTTCCGCAACAAGGTCAAGATCTACGAGGCGATGGCTGACAAGATCTACGGCCTGCCGCCCGGCACCGTGACCAAGGAGACGCATCCGTACGAAAGACAAGACGGTAAAACATGTTTAGGCGCTAGCACTCAGGTATTGACTGACGACGGCTGGAAGGATATCGTAGATGTCACGGTTAATGATAGAGTCTGGGACGGCATCGAATGGGTAAGCCACGGCGGCGTAGTCTTCCAGGGGGTCAAGCCGACGTTCGAGATGATGGGGGTCGAGATCACGCTAGACCATCAGGTCTTGGTTCGGGAGGGGGTGTGGGTGGAGGCCGCTTTTGCCGCACCATACCTGAACCAAATCTTGGGGATCGGTATGGATCTCTTACCGTTTGCGGGATCAAGCGCGGCGCTTTCGGAGGCGTCCTGGGGGTGTGGGTATCATGCGACTGCGGGGTCGGAAAACATCTCGTCGCCGAGAGTAACTTGCGAAACGGGAAGACGCGAAGCTGCCCGAAATGCGCTTTCGGTAAAGCCGCCAAATGGCGCAAGAACTTCTTCGGGTTCGCCGACATTTGCCCCGATGATGCCCATCGTAGGCGGCTGCTTAACCGCATCTCTGCATGCCTTACTCGCTGCCGGCCGGGTGGGCACCGAAACTATGGCGCGCGCGGCATTCGCGTCTGGCCGGAGTGGACTGAGGGGGTTGCAGGAAAACGTAAATATCTGTCTTACCTCATGGGTCTCGAAGGTTGGGATAAACCTGAGCTGGAGATCGACCGCATCGACGTCGATAGAGGCTACGAACCAGGGAACCTTCGATTTGCCGAGCGCGGCAAAGGAAAGAAGCGCCAAGTCTGGGAGCTTCAATCCCGGATTGCTGAGCTTGAGGCCCGTCTTCGACATTGCAAATGCGGGGCCGCGAAAGCGGTTCATGATCCGCACAGTCGCGGGGCCTATCCTCGTTCATAACTGCGAACTCGCTTTCGGCTACCAGGGCGCGCTGAACGCGTGGCTGAAGTTCGACGACAGCGGACGCCACAGCGACGAGCGCATCATCGAGATCTGCAAGGCGTGGCGCGCCGAGCACCCGATGATCAAGCAAATGTGGTACGGCATGGAAGACGCCGCGATCGAGTGCGTGGCCACGGGACGCGAGACGAGCTACCGCGACTTCGGCTTCGACATGGTCGACGACTGGCTGGCGATGGTCCTGCCCGACGGCAAGTGCATCTGGTACTGGAAGCCCGAGCTGCGGACCAAGATGCCGCGTTGGCACGACCCCGAGCTGAACGACGATTGCGCCGACGGTACGTGCGACTGTCGACCGAAGCCCGCCCTGACCTACATGACGAAGAAGGGCAAGTCCTGGTTCCGCACCCACACCTACGGGGGCAAGCTGACCGAGAACGCGATCCAGGCTACGGCGCGTCAGATCCTTTGGCCGGCAGCACAGGCAGTCGAGACCGCAGGGTATCACGTGATACTCACGGTCTACGACGAGATCGTGGCTGAGGTTCCAGACGGCTTTGGGTCACTCAAGGAGTTCGAAGAAATCGCGCTCGGTGCGCTGCCGGAATTCGCGCGAGACTGGCCGATCCGGGTGGACGGCTGGGAAGGCAACCGCTACAAGAAGTGAGGATGAAATGGGTGCGATGAGCAAGACCAAAGGCAAGGTCGGCGAGCGTGAAGTCGCTGCCCTTCTCAAGAAGTACGGCTTCGAGGCGCGGCGCGGCCAGCAGTACGCGGGCGGCGGCGACAGCCCTGACGTCGTCCACAGCATGGACGGCTTCCATATCGAGGTGAAGCGCTCGGAGACGTTCGCGCTCTACGACGCGCTGGCCCAGGCCAACGGCGACAAGGAGCCGGAGGAGGATGCACTGGTGTTCCATCGTCGCAACAACCGCCCGTGGGTCGTGGTGATGGAGGCGGAAGCCTTCCTGAAGCTCATGACCGAGTTCGTCTATTCGACCAGTTCGATCCCGAGGGAGTGAACGATGGCCACACCGCCGGTCCCCCGCGTCGAAGCCGAGCGCCGCGTTGCTGCGGTGAACGACTGCCTGCGTCGCGGCTTTCGCCCGCCCGGCTTCCCTGGCAAGGGGCCGGGGGCGCTCACTCAAGCCGCGGACGAGCTGGGTCTCGGGCGCAACGCCATGACCGTCTGCGTCTTCCGCACGATCAAGTACGTCCACGGCATCGAGCCCGACTGGAAGCTGTTCAAGCTGCCTGCGCCCCCGCCAAGGGCTGAGCCGCCGCAGCCGCCGACCGCTGCCGCGCCCTTGGAGGTGCCGCCCCCGCCCGAGCTGACGCTGCTGGAGCGGCTGAAGAAGGGGCCGGTCGTGCGTGACAAAGGGCCGGTCGAAGACGGTCGCGAAGCCGAAGAGATCGACAGGCTGCGACGCCAAGGCCACAATATCCACGAGCGCAGCGATAGCTGGACGCTGGAGAAGGACGTGCAGCCGGCGTTCATCGGCGGCCCGATCTTCGAGTACGTCAGCCGCCCCGACAACACCTTCGTCTTCGGCGCTACCAGCGACAACCATCTCGGCTCGAAGTACGAGCGCCTCGACGTACTCAACAGCCTCTACGATCGCTTCGCCGACGAGGGCGCCGATCGCGTGTTCAACGCCGGCAACTGGATTGATGGCGAGGCGCGCTTCAACAAGTTCGACCTGCACACCCATGGCATGGACTCCCAGCTCGCCTACCTCGCCGCCGAGTACCCGAAGCGCCAGGGGCTCGTCACCTATGCCGTGGCCGGCGACGACCACGAAGGCTGGTACGGCCAGCGCGAGGGCGTCGACATCGGGCGCTACGCCGAGCACGTGATGCAGCAGGCGGGCCGAACCGACTGGGTCAACCTCGGCTACATGGAGGCGCACGTCAAGCTGGTGAACGCCAACACCGGCAAGTGGTCGATGCTGGCCGTCGTGCATCCTGGTGGCGGCTCGGCCTATGCGCTGAGCTACTCCATCCAGAAGATCATCGAAAGCCTGGACGGCGGCGAGAAGCCGGCGGTCGGCTTGTACGGCCACTACCACAAGCTCTGGGCCGGGAACATCCGCAACGTCCACTGCGTACAGACGGGCTGCACCGAGGACCAGACGCCGTTCATGCGCAAGAAGAAGCTGGAGGCGCACGTCGGCGGCTACCTCATCAAGCTGCGCCAGGACCCGGCCACTGGTGCGATCCCGGAGATGACCGCCACGATGCTGCGGTTCTTCAACCGGGGCTTCTACAACCACCGCTGGAGCCATGGCTCCCAGCCGGTCATGCCCCACAGGAGCATGTGATGAGTGACTTCGAAAGCGTTAAAGCCCCGTCTGTCGCGACGCCGACCGGCAACTACCGGAAGGTCGTTCGCCAAGGCGAGGAGTGGATGGAACGATGCTACATCGTCACCGGGGGAGGTGCGGAGCCGCGCCTCGAATGGCGCAAGGTTCAGACGCTGAACGTGGAGGTGATCGATGACTAGCCTGTTCCACCTGACGCCCGAGCTGATGGCCGCGGCGTACGAGTTCCTCCGCGCCTCGAAGCCGTTCAACGCTTGGCGCCTGCCCGAGGCGGATGAGGTGGAGTTCCACGTCACCCGGCACCGGGACGTCATCGGCGACCACGCGATGCACGGTGAGAAGCACGTCATCCGCGTCTCGGCCACCAACGTTGGGACGACGGACGCGCTTATCCGCGTCATGGCCCACGAGATGGTCCACGCGCACTGCGATCGCAGGGGCGTGCGGGGCGAGCACGGGCGCGACTTCCAGGCGGCGGCCGACAAGGTCTGTCGCTTCCACGGCTTCGATCGGAGGGCGTTCTGATGACCGACTGGATGCAGACGAGCACGGGCGGCCGGTTCATCCCCGGCGCCCCCGAGATGAACCCGATCTGGATGAGCGACATCGCGAACGGGCTGGCGCTGACGGTGCGTTACGGAGGCCAGGGGCGGGTCGACCGCTTCTACTCCGTGGCCGAGCACTGCTGGCATCTCAGCCACTACGCCGAGCGCCAAGGGAAAGGTCCGGACGTGTGCATGGCCGTGCTCCTGCACGACGCGGCCGAAGCGTTCCTTGGCGATATCCCGCGGCCGGTGAAGACCTTGATCGGGCCGGAGTACGCGAGGATGGAGAACCGCCTCCTCGGCCGCATCCTGCGCGAGTTCGGGGCGGCGGAAGCCTACCTGCGCGAGGCCGAGTTCATCAAGGACATCGACACCCGCATCCTCAAGCACGAGAAGGAGGAGCTGTTCGACTACCCGCTCCGGTGGCCGTGCGATGACCTGGAGGATCTGGAGGGTGTCGTGATCATTTGCCTTGAGCCTCGTACAGCGAAGCTGCTGTTTCTGGAGCGCTACTCGGAGCTGTGCCGCAAGATGGGGCGGCCGGTCGAAAACTGGGAGGTGTGAGATGAGCGATGAACGGCCGCAGACCGGCCATGACGTCTTCGAACCGTGGTTCAAGGAGACCAACCCCAAGGACGCTGTCGGCATCCGCAAGATCCCGTTCTCCGTCATTCCGGCCCAGGTCGTGGCCGAGGTGGGGCTCGGGCTGCTGGAGGGGGCGTGCAAGTACGGCCGACACAACTACCGCACCGTCGGCATCCGTACGTCGGTCTACTACGATGCGGCCATGCGCCATCTGATGCAGTGGTGGGAGGGCCAGGACGTCGACCCCGACAGCGGGCTCAACCACATCTCGAAGGCGATCACGACGCTCGTGGTCTTGCGTGATGCCATGATCAACGGCAAGGCGCAGGACGATCGCCCGCCCTCGATCGACGAAGAGATCTGGGCCGAACTGAACAGGCGAGCGAGCGAGATCATCGACCGCTACCCCGACCCCAAGCCGCCGCACGTGAAGGAGAGCTGACATGACCGGGAAAGCAGTCACTCCACCAGACGTCAAGAGCGGCGGCCGGCGTCAGAGCCCAGACCCCCGCCACACGGCCCCGAAGCGCAAGGGCGGCGGCTGGCCGTCGATCCCGCCTTCGAAGTCCTTCACGCTCTGGCTGCCGAACGAGGACGCCGATCGCTTGCGCGCCCTCGCCACCAAGCGCGGGTGCAGCGTCGCCACCCTGATCCGCCACGCCGTATCGGAGATGCTCCAGGATGACAGCCGAAGTGATCGAGTTCCCCAGGGTGCCAAGGCCCGTGCCGTGCGGGTACTGCGAAAAGCAGATCCGGCCTAGATCGTTCCGCAACGACCCAGCCTACTGCTGCTACACCTGCGCGTCCTTGGGGCGGCCCGACTTGGTGAAGCAGACGCTCCGCAACAAGCCGGGCTCCCAGGACAGCTAGAACCGGGCGGCCACGGACCCGAGCCGGGTGACGAGCCGGAGCACGCTCTGCCTCGCGTCGTCGATGAGGACCGAGCAAGCGTCACGCTCCGACTCGCCCCGGCGAAGGTTCCGGATGAGCTGCCACTTCTCGGCGACCCCGATGCGCTCGCGCGCTGCCAGCTCCTTCGCCCGCTCGGCGTGCTTCAGCAAAGCCCCCCAGCACATGGCCGCGATCGGATCGTCCGCCGCCTCGGCCATCGCCTTCGCGTTCGTCAGATCGTCGATCGCCAGCGAGGCGAGGGCTTGAAGCTCCTCGCGACCTTCGGCCTGCTCGACGACGTCGGTGGCGTTGACGCACCCGACGAGCGCCAAAGCAGCCAGGATCGAGATGAAGATCTTCATTGCCTGTTCCCTCCGATTGCGTTGATCCCCAGCGCCGACAGGGCGCCGATGACGAGATCCCGGTACTGAGCCGGGTCCATCATGCCGAACCAGACCAGGGCGTAGACAGAGCCCAGCAGGGCCGCCCCGGCTACGTACTTGAGAAGCGTCGCCTGATCCATCAGTGGCCTCCGAAGAAGATGGACTGGACCTTGGCTCCAGCAGCGCCGGCCAGGAGCATCGCGCCGCCGATGAAGCCGTAGCCGCGGTTCTTCATGGCTTC